TGTTCTACCTGGCCCTGCGCAACATCAGCCAGAAGTGGACCATGCCCATCCGGGATTGGAAGGCTGCGCTGACCCGCTTTACCATTGAGTTCGGAGACCGCATCTCCGTCAATTGAAGTCCGAACCGTTTACACAAAAATTCGGACACGCCCCGGGGCCTCTATACCGTTCCTTGATTAGCCGCTTCCCTGTGCTCAAAAGCACCTGACCCCGCTCCCTAGCATGCCTATGCATGGCATCGCTACCTCCTTACGTCACTGTTCATTTCTCCCGCCCGGAGTCGTTTGAGCCGGCCGTCGCTTCTTCGGAGATGGAGCGAGGCTTATCCAAGCTCCGCGTCACCAGTGCGCGTGTGGTCAAGCAGGTCGAAGTGACGCTGCAATTCAAGTCTGCAGCGGATACAGAGTCCTTTGAGGACTGGTACTTCAATACCCTTCGGCGCATCGGCTTCTTCAATTGGTACGACACGCGAGCAGGTGTTGTGCGCTCTGTGCGCTTCAAAGGCGGTGCTCTGGGAGAGCTGGTGCCGCTGGCCCAAGGCTTTGCTGTTGCGCAACGCACAGCCACGCTGGAGTACCTGCGATGACCGACTTTCGCACGCGAAACCAGCGCGTTACTGACGATGTGGGGCATATCGAGCTGCTCGAGGTCTCCAACCCCAGCGTTTCGGAGTCCATGCATATCTGCAACGACGGGCAGGATTTTGTGAGCCGCGGCATCAGCTACATAGGTTTGCCATTCGGCTTCACGTTGCCCGATGACGTTTCTGGCCAGGCGCCACGCATGCGCTTGACCATGGACAACGTGGGGCGCGGTGTCAGCGACGAACTCGAGCGCCGCCAGCCGGGCACCACCACGATGGCCAAGCTGATCATCGTGCCGCGTGATCAGCCCGATGTGCACCAGCACGTTTACTGGCTGCCCATGTCCAGCGTGAGCATCAGCGGGGTGTCTGCCCAGGCCACATGCAGCGTGGATGAGCTCATGCGGCGTGCCGCATGCCAACAGATCGCCAACCCTCACACCTTGGCGGGGATCTTCTGATGCTGGATGCCCTGCAACTGGATCGTTTCGTGGGCATTCCCTATTGCCCGCGCCATATGGACTGCGCCGACCTGGCCCTGCTGGTGCAGCGCGAGCTGTTCGGCCGCACGGTGGTGCTGGCCGGCAAGCGCGCGCGGCCACTCGATCTGGATGCCCAGGCGGCAGCCATTGCTGACTATTGCACTGAGCTGGGAATGGCCGTGGAGCGGCCCCAGGACGGGGATGCCGTGCTGATGCGCGATTTTGATGCCGAGCAGGCCGGCCATATCGGCATTTATGTGTTTACCAATTACGCACCGCATGTGCTGCACACCTCCCACAAGCTGGGGGCTTCCGTGCTGCACCGTGTGCAGGACTTGCAGGGCTTCGGCCTGGTCGTTGAGGGCTATTACCGATGGAAGTGAATCGCGCTGAGTCTGTTGCTGTGGCAGCTGTTGGCGGGGTGCCCGCCGATGTGCTGGACATGGCGGGTCGACTGGTCGTCTCGCCCAATGCGTGGACGCTGGATGGTCAGCGCAACGTGCCGGCCGACCTCCAGCCTGGCGAGAGCTTGGCAACCTTCCTCGAGCGTCATGTGCCGGGCATCGGTTCGGGCGCCTGGACCGTCATGATTGGTGGGGCCGTGGTGCCCCAGGCCATGTGGGCGCGGACCTTTCCGAAGCATGGGCAGTTGATCGCCTGCCGGGCCGTGCTGCGCAAGAGTGCGCTGCAACTGGTTGCCATGGCCGCATTGACCTACTTTTCTGGCGGCATCGCAGGTGGCATTTACGGAGCCCTTGGTGGGACGTATGTTTCGGCTGCGGCGGGGATGTACCTTTCTGCAATCCAGGTTGGGGTGTTCATTGCCGGATCGGTGCTGATCAACAAGGTATTGGGCCCCAAGGTCCCATCGGTGCAGTCTCAGGCCCAGAAGCAAATCTACAGCCTGAGTGACCAGCGAAACACCGCGCGGCCCTATGAGCCCATCCCGGTGCTCTGGGGTGAGATGCGTGTGGCGCCTGACCTGGCCAGCAAGGCATACGCCTGGTATGAGGGCGACGACCAATACCTGAGCACCATCTTGCTCGGCGGCATCAATGTGCACAGCGCCGCAGATCTCACCATCGGAGAGACGCCTATCAGCAACTATTCTGATGTGAGCATCTACTACAACGGCTTTCCCGGCATGCCCAGCCAGGATGTGCCGCTGTACAGCAACGTGGATGCTGTCGCCGGCGCAGAGTTTGTCAACGGCGGCGACTGGATCACGCGCACGGGCTCGGCCGGCGCTGGCGTGCTGCAGCTGGACATCGAGGGCCAGCTGTATGACGTGGACAACAAGGGCAACATCAAGCCGAACTGGGTTGACCTGACGATTGAGGCCCGCCTGGTCGGCACGACTGCCTGGGCCACGCTGAGCAGCAGCACGATCACGAATTCCAGCACCGATGTGCTGCGTCGCACCCATTCGTTTGATGTGGCGCCTGGCCAGTATGAGGTGCGGGCCAAGATTGGCGTGCCACGCTGGAACGAGGGCGGCTCTGCCGATGCCTGCAAGTTCACCTGGGTGTCTCTCAAGAGCGTTCAGGCCGACACGACCGATTACAGCCAGTGGGGCAGGATTGGCATCAAGATCCGTGCTTCCGGCCAGCTCAGTGGGAGCCTGGATCAAGTGCGCGCCACCTATCGCGCCAAGCCTATGCCGATCTGGACGGGCACCGAATGGGTCACGGCCTCCACGCGCGCAGATGGTCTTTCCAACCCTGGCGCCATCCTGCTGCAGACGCTGCGCGGCGTGTGGGTGACGGACCGCCAGGGCCAGCGTGTCTTGCAGTTTGGCTTTGGCCTGTCTGATGAGCAGATCGACATCGAGGGCCTGAAGGCCTTCATGCTGCACTGCGCGGCTCGCGGCTACACCTATGACAAGTGGGTGACCTCCAGCATGTCACTGGGCGCTTTCTGCGAAGAGGTGGCGCTGGCCGGCATGGGCGAGTTCGCCTGGACCGACGGCAGCCGGCCCACGGCCGTCTTTGTGACCAACGGCCAGCCCAACAGCGCCGTGGTCAACATGGGCAATATGCTCAAGGGCGGTTTCAGCGTGGATTACGCGCTGAGCAATGCCGCTGACGGCATCGAGTACCAATGGCTGAACCGCGATACCAGGGAGATGACGACCCTGCGCGTGATGGCCCCTGGTGTGACCACCATGCTCAGCCCGGCCCGAGTGACGGGCGAGGGCATCACCAGTGAGCAGCACGCCGCCGTCATGGCGCGCTACCACCTGGCGCAGAGCCTGTACCAGTACAAGACCGTTCACTTCACGGCAGACATCGAGCATCTGGACTATCGCCGGCTGTCAGTGCTGTCGGTCTCCCACGACCTGACCCAATGGGGCTTTGGTGGCCGGGTGATGGCTGCCCAGCGCATCGGCGCCCAGGTGCGGTTGACCCTGGATGAGGCGGTACCGCCCCTGGCCTCCGCCTACATTGGCCTGCGCGTGCCTGGCGCGCGTGACTACCGCGTGTGGCCCGTGCAGCCGCTGGCGACCGAGTCCGATGTTGTCACCCTGGTGGGCGAATGGCCCTCTGATCTGGATTTCCCCGGCGAAGACATCGGCAACCCTGCGCACGACACGCTGTGGTGCTACGACTTCAAGGCCACGCCTGGCTATCGCGTGCGCGTGACGGGCATCGACCCCGAGTCGGATCTCAAGGGCGCCCGCGTCACGGCCGTGCCCGAAGGGCCAGAGTTCTGGGACTACGTGCTCAACGGCACCTATGTGCCCGCGCCCAACCAGAGCAGCATTCCCCAGCTGGACCGCCCCGTAGTCAAGAACCTGCGCGTTTCTGAAAAGGTCAACCTGCAGGGTGATACGGAGTGGTACGAGCTGTCCTGTGTCTGGGACGTGGAGGGCGATTGCGACCATGCCCAGGTGTGGGCCGGCCGTGACGGGTCCGAGCTGCGCATGGTGGACGGCAACGCCCAGGGCGCGCGCAGCACCTTCCGCATCGATGGGGCAGGCGAGTGGCTGATTGTGGTGCGGCCGTTCAATGCGAATGGGCAGTCCGGCCAGTCGGCAACGCTGCTCTACATCACCACCATGACGCAGCTGCCCCCGCGCAACCCTGGCACCTTTGTGGTCCAGCAGGTAACCGGTGGTCTGCGCCGCTTTGCGTGGTTGTACGCCAGCGACAAGCCAGCGGCATTTGCCGGTGTTCAGATTCGCTACGTTCCAGGCGATATCCCGCTGAGCGTGGACATGTGGGATGCCATGCAGCCTCTGGGTGAGGCAGGCGATATCTACACCGCTCAGTTTGAAACGACCAAGCCCCAGGCGGGCGTGTGGACCTTTGGCCTGCGCGCCATTGATACAGCTGGGCAGTTGGCCAATGGCATCGTGCGCTTCGCTATCAATCTGGACCAGAGCTTTGGCCAGATCCAGCAGCCGGATCTGACGCCGCCACCACAGGTGACCGGGCTTGCCGCCGTGGGCATGTTCACCAGCGTGCAGGTCACCTGGGATGCAGCCATCTACGAGCAGGGCCATGGCCACGCCCGAACCATCATCTATGCGGCCGAGGGAGCCGGGGGGCAGTTCTCTGCAGCGCGTCAGGTGGCAGAGGCCTTTGGCGGACCTGCCTCATTCACCAGCGATCCAGCCACTACCTGGAGCATCTGGGCAAAGCACCAGTCCGTTGATGGTGTGCTGTCCGATCTGCCGGCCGGTCCTGTAGTCGTGGAAACCGGCCAGGACCTGGAGAAGGTTCAAGAGGCGCTGGGTGGCCACATTTCTGAATCGTGGCTCGCCAACAGCCTGGGCCAGCGCATCGACCTGCTGGACAAGGAAAGTGGCCCGCTCGGGCGCAGCCTGGTCACGGCCGCCCAGCAGCAGGATGCGCTCAATCAGTCCGTGCGCGGCAACATCAACCAGATGGCCGAGGGATTGCTGGAGGCCGCATTGGCCGCCGACAAGGCCCTGGAGCGCATCACCGACGCCGGCGTGTATGTCGACCCGGCCACGGGCCAGGTCAAGATCTACGGCCTGGAGCAAACCAATGAGCATGTGACCACGCTGCAGATCCTGCTTGATGCAGTGCAGGGCCAGATGCTGCTCAAGGCATCCACCGCCTATGTGGACGGCAAGATTGCCGAGGCTGTGCTGTCGCCGGCCGACCTGTTGCTGTATGAGGGCCTGGATGCTCGCCTCGTCTCCGTGACGCAGGAGCTCGACAGCATCAACGGTCGGCTGACGCAAAAGGCTGATGCGCTGGAGTTGCAAGGTGCACTGGTGCGGCTGACCACGGCTGAGAGCAATCTGGATGCACTTGGTGGGCAGATCGCTCTGCGGGTCACGCGCGCTGAGTACCAAGCTGATCAGGATGCCTTGCAGCAGCGCATGGGCAGCGCCGAGCTGACGCTCAGTGCCCTGGATGTGCCTGCCATTACGGCCACGGTGACAGCCACCAGGCGCAACGAGCGCGATGCGGAGAAGACTGCCGAAGCACTGCTGCGCGACATCCTCTCCGGTGAGCGCAACCGGGAGCAGGCTGCCGATTCGTTAGCGTTCGCTCGCAATCAGCTCAGCGCAGCGATTGCCGACGGCTTGGCCGCTGAAGCACAGCAGCGTCTGGAACTGGCGGCCGTGGTCGGGGCGCAGGGCGCGGCTCTGACTCAGGAGTCCACGGTCCGTGCGGATGCCGATGCTGCCGAGGCTCAGGCTCGTCAGCTGCTGGCAGCCGAGACCCAGCGCGGGCAGCAAAGCCTGTCGGCGCAGATTTCCCAGGAGGCGAGCACTCGAGCGAGTGCGGTGGAGGCTGAGGCCAACCAACGCCTGCAGCTGCAGTCGGCAACCACGAGGCCGCAATGCAGGCTGCGCAGTCCGCCAGCGATGCCGCAGGCGGTAAAGGCAAGGTGATCTTTGGCAGCTCGCAGCCCGCCGTAGGCGACAGACTGCCGCAAAACCTCTGGATCGACACTGCTGGTGGGGCCAACACGCCCAAGCGATGGAGCGGCACTGCCTGGATCGTCGTGACCGACAAGGCTGCCACCGATGCAGCTGCAGCCGCTGCCGCTGCTCAGGCCAAAGCCGATGAGGCCTCTGCAGCCATCGTGCAGGAGTCGCAGACCCGGGCGACGGCTATTGAGGCAGAAGCGAGTCAGCGTCAGCAGCTGCAGGCGACCGTTGGTAGCAACCACACGGCGGCCATGCAGGCGGCTCAGGCTGCCAGTGATGCGGCAGGGAGCAAAGGCAAGGTTCTCTATGGCACTTCAGCGCCTGCTGTAGCTGATCGTCTGGCGCAGAACCTTTGGATTGACACCACGGGCGGGGCGAACACCCCAAAGCGCTGGAATGGTTCTGCTTGGGCAGCGGTGACCGACAAGGCAGCCACGGACGCTGCGGCTGCAGCAGCCACGGCGCAGTCCACGGCCAATAACGCGGTGGCAGCCATCCAGACCGAGCAGTCCGTGCGAGCCAATGAGACCGGCCATCTCGGGGCTCTGTATTCCGTGCGCATGCAGCTGTCGCAGGGCGGTCAGCAGGTTGTCGGCGGCTTTGCGCTCTCAGGCACCTCCAATGGCACGGCGGGCCCAACCATCGACTTTGGCGTCATGGCCAATTCGTTCTGGATCGCGGCGCCCGCTGGCTCGCCGGCTGGTGTGTCCAACGTCAAGCCTTTCTCGGTGCAGACCACGGAGCAAACCATCAATGGGGTGGTGGTTCCGGCCGGCGTCTATATGGATGCGGCCTATATCAACAACGTGACGGTGCTCTTCGGGCGCTTTGGAACCTTGCTGGCGGATAAGATCCAGGCCACGGCCATCAGTGCGAGCCAACTCACAGCCGGCAATGGCGTGATTGGCGGTACGCTCAAATCCAGCAACTACATGGCAGGCTCCAGTGGCTGGACGCTGCGCCCTGATGGCGTGGCCGAGCTCTCGGGCGTCATCGTGCG